TAACACATATCAGTAGTCGGCCATAATTCAAATATATATTCTTTATTAAATAATATTGTCGGTTGATTGGACCAAAATTGAATTGTCATTATATATATAATAATCTTTTAAAAAACTTTATTTAATTGAATTGAATAAAGTTTTTCTAATATTTATTTCTTTCCCTTCTTCTTCTTTTTTCCAGAGTCAGGTTTTACACCACGAGGTGTTCTCTCTGCTTTCTCGGCAGAACTAAAAAATTTCAACAATTCTTCTTCTGATATTACAGGTTGGTGCAAAGCTTGCTCTTGTGCTTGTTGTTCCGCTCTAATCTTTGCATTTGCGTTTGCTTCTGCCTTAGATTGCATACGTTCTTTCATTTTTGCCATTTTCATTCGTTGACTTAAATTAGATTCCATTGCACCCATATTCATTTTATTACCCATTCCTGCAAGACCCATCTTAGACAACATAGATTGAATATTTCCCATACCAGGCATATTTTTCATTTTATTCATAATTTCTGTAGCTTCCGCAATTAATTCAGTTTCTTTTAAATCACCAGACTTTATTTTAGAATCCAATTTACTACCAACATTCTTAACAAGACCCATTAACTTAGTTGGATTTTTTATTAAATTTTGAAACACATCTTTCATATCTGTTGTATTTTCAAAATCCATATTCAAATCAGCAGCAGTTTCTTCGGCAATTTCACGTGCCAATTTACCCAATTTTCCATCTAACATGCCTGTAATATGATCATGAATATCCTCTGGATCCGGTAGATTTTCCATATTAATACCTTTTCCCAAATTTTCTTGAAAATTTTCACCTAAACCAAAATTACCGCTAGTATCAAATAAATTTTGCATTTGCGACAGTGTCTCTTCTAATTTATCTTTAAATTCATCGGCGTTGATGGCTTCAAAAAGTTTTGCAGTATCTCCAAAAGCATCCTTGTTTTCAAGAGATCCAACAATAGAAAACAAAATGAGTTGAAGATATTTCCATATTGTTTCACGAGTTTTTTCTGAAATCTCATATTGCCATAAGTTTTTGAAATGAATCGTTGGTAAAAATTCTGTATCTACATCAGATTCCTCTTTAAAAATTTCATCATTTTGATACAAAATATCAAAAAAACGAGGCGGTATTTTTTTCCCACAAAAATCAAATAATGTTTTTATTGAATTGCATTCAGATTGTTCATATGCTTCATTACGTTCAGTTTCATCAGTTATATAATTAAAAAAATCTTTACTTTTCCACCATTTGTCAACCAGTGGATTATATTCAGGAAAAGTTACTTTTAAATCATCTATAAAATCTTTTATAACTTTAATAAATTCCTCAGGAACAGGTTTTACTGTATTTTTTTCTGTCATTATTATTTAATATAAATTTTATTTATTTAAATCAAACTAATTGTAATATATATTTTATATAAACTATTAAGTTATAAATTAAAATAATCTAAATTGTTATTAAATCAGATAACTTAGTAAAATTTTGAATATATTTTAATGTTTTTGCTTGATTTTCTAGATTCATTTTTTTTACTGGATCACGTAACCTATCAATAGATTCAGTAATTTTATCTGAATAAGGTGAAATTGAAATATCATTTTTATAATCTTTATTAACAAAAAATTCTAAATTTCCAGATTCAATTTCTTCTCTATATTTGGAAACAACATATAATTTCCAAATTTTTACAATCAATTTAGGATTTGCCTTTCTAGCTGCTAAAAATGAATTTTTTGCAGTCAAAATATCAGTATCATCTGGAAATACTCTTTGTATGTCATTTACAAATTCTTCAAAATGATCATTAAATGCTGTTAGAATATTTGTTGTCATTTTATTTAACTACTATTTATATTTTTAAATACATTTAACAGAATATTATATAATCCACCTTTTTAAAAAAGGTGGAGCCAAAACTCTTCTATTTTTATTTAATATTTTTTATAGATTTACCTTAAATGTATGTAAGATTTGGCTCCACCTTTATTAAAGGTGGAAAAGGTGGATTTAAGCCAATGGAGGTCTATTTCCACTCATTTTTCTCATATCTGCCTCTCTCTCTTCTTGCATTTTTTTAATTCGGTTTTCCATTTCCTGATTACTATCATTTTCAGGCATTTTTTTTGCGCCACGGATTGTTGTATTAAATTCTTCTTCGTTCCCCTGTTGACTTACTTGACCGCTAAATGCTGTGTTTAAATCTACATAATTATGCATTTGTCTCATTCCACCATTTCCCTTGGCTTCTAAATCTTCAGGAGCCTGATCTAAAAAACTATATTGGTCTGATACTATATTGTTAAATCCACCACCAAATGAAAATGCCATCGGCTCCATATTATTTTGTGTTGCTTGTTTTACTTCAACTTCTTGTCGTGGTTTTAAATGTTGCAAAATTTGTTCTCCATATAATACTTGATAGCCTTGTGTTAGCAATAATAATGCAGGAACACGTGTCACATTTTCTGGTAAAATAATTTTTTGACCATTTTCTAAAATAATATAAGTTTTGTTATTTGAATCCTTTACTCTTTTATCAATACAAATAAAATGAATATCTTTCTGAACATTTGACTTTGATAACATTTGTAAATATTTTTTAGAAACATCACAATATTTACTATAATACAAAATGCAACTCATATAATATATAGTAAAGTTAATGAAATTATTGTTTTTTAACTTATTTCATCCACCTTTTCCACCTTTTAAGAAAGGTGGAGGCAAATCTACCTTTAAGAAAGGTAGAACCAAATGTAAACACATTTATAAAAAATTATTTACCTAAATAATAAAAAATAATGAATCTCAAATGTAAGGTTTTGCCTCCACCTTTCTTAAAGGTGGATAAAAAATTGATTAAAATTAACAATTTAAATATAAAATTACAATATATAACAATGGATCCACGAATTGAATTAATTGATACTGATGATAATTCTATCGGTTTCACTTTGAGTGGTGTAAACGTTAGCTTAGCAAATGCTTTAAGGAGAACTTTGTTATCTGATATACCTATGGTGGTATTTAGAACTACTCCAAATGAGCAAAATAAATGCAGTATTATTGCAAATACGAGCAGGCTAAATAATGAAATAATTAAACAACGACTTAGTTGCATTCCTATTCACATTAAAAATGTTGATGATTTCCCTATTAAAAACTACATTATAGAAGTAAATATAGAAAATAACACAGATAACATTATGTATGTTACTACAGAAAATTTTATAATTAAGGATTTGGTTTCAGGAAATGTTTTATCTCAAGATAAGATTAGAGAAGTGTTTCCTGCGGATGACACTACTGGTTATTTCATTGATTTTGTAAGACTAAGACCTCGCATTTCAGATGAAATACCTGGCGAGAAATTACATTTAACATGCGAATTTGATATTGGATCTGCCAGTGAGGATGGAATGTTTAATGCTGTTTCAACATGCTCGTACGGGTTTACAATTGATACTGCATTGCAAGAAGCCGAATTAGCTAGAAAGTTACAAACATGGAAGGATGAAGGTAAAGATGAAAAACAATTAAATTTTGAAGCTGAAAATTGGAAACTTCTTGAAGGGAAACGTTTTTTCAAAAAAGACTCATTTGATTTTGTAGTGCAAAGCGTTGGTGTATATACAAATGAAGAACTTTTGAATGCGGCATGCAAAATTGTTATTCAAAGACTTGGCGACCTAGATACAATTATTGAAAAAGATGAATTAGAAATTAATAATTCCGAAAATACATTGGAGAATAGTTTTGATATTATATTAGAAAATGAGGATTACACAATCGGTAAAATTATAGAATATTGCATGCATACAAAGTTTTATGATACAAATATTTTGACATTTTGTGGATTCAAAAAAATGCATCCTCATGATACATACAGTATTATACGAGTTGCTTACACTGAACCAGTTGAAAAATCTACCATAAAAGGTAATTTAAAAGAATGTATTGCTGACTCAGTAGAAGTTTTTATGAAGATAAAGAAAGACTTCCTATCCACCTTTAAATCCACCTTTAAATCCACCTTTAAAAAAGGTGGAGCCAAATAGACACTAATTAGAAACAAATACGATAAAGTAGACAATAATTATAAACAAATAGAAATATTTTTTGATCCACTTTTTTACACATTTCAAACTTAATATATAAAAAATACATTTAAATATATTATTATATATTTAAATAAGCAAATAATTATGGATAATATTAATGGCATAATTTATAAGATATCTTTTCCAAATGGAAAAAATTACATAGGGATAACCACATGTGACATTAAAAAAAGACAAAAAGAACATAAATGTGCAGCCAACTCAGGTAAAACACAATGTCTTTATAATGCAATCAGAAAATATCATGATATTAGTGATACAGATTTCTGTGAAAAAATAGATACTGCTAACTCATTAGAAGAATTATATAAAAAAGAAAAAATGTATATACAAAAATATAATTCTCATTATACTGATGGATATGGATATAATATGACCTATGGAGGTGAAGGTAATCATGGATATATTTATACAGAAGAAGTCAAAAAAAGAATTTGCGAATCACAAAAAAAAAGATTTGAAAGAACAGAAGAAAGAGAAAAACTCTCTAATATATCAAAAAATTTTTGGAATGATAATGATAAAGCAAAACAAGAAATGAGTGAATTAAAAAAATTACAATGTACCATAGAATGGAGACAAAAACAAAGTGAAATTATAAAAAATACACTTAAAAATAATCCAGAATTATCTAAGCAACATAGCAAAAAAATGAAACAAATGCATATAGATAATCCAGAATTAGCTAAGCAACATAGCGAAAAAATGAAACAACTATATATAGATAATCCAGAATTAGCTAAGCTAAATAGCGAAAAAATGAAACAACTATATATAGATAATCCAGAATTAAGATTAAAAGCGAGCAAATCACAAAAAAAAAGATTTGAAAGACCAGAAGAAAAAGAAAAATTAAGCCAGATTCGTAAGCAATATTTAAAAGATAACCCAAATGCTAAAATAACAAAAAATATGCCAATTAAACCATTTAATGTTTTTGATAAAAATAATAAATTATTAGGTTCTTATACTTACAAGTTCCAAGCAGTTGATGATTTAAAAGAACGATTTAACATTATAGTACATTCCACAAATATACATAAAGTATTAGAAGGTAAGGGTAAAAGTGCCAAAGGTATGATATTTAAATATATAAATTTAAATATATAACGATTATTGAATAGAATATAACAATTCAAGTTTAAGAAAGATGAAATTATTTTTTTCTGGTTTGGCTCCACCTTTCTTAAAGGTGGATTTTTTTTAAAGGTGGATATATATATATATGCCAACTTATTATTCACCTTTACCTGCAAGAGTTTGGAGTAGAGTTCAAGATAAATGTACATATTTAAATCCTAACGATAATTATACACAATCTTATGATCCATTAACAAATAAAATAATGACACTTGCTCAAGCAAATTATCAAAATCAATTGTTAAATAAAGGAAATATTTTACAATATAAAAAAAATAGTGCACAATTAACAAAAAAACAAAAATATACACAATTAGTAAAAGGTTTAGGACCTAGTAGAACAAAAGTATTTGCAACTCAAACGGATACTTATACAAATCCTAATTCATCAGGATTACTTCGTGTTAATTATACAGATATCCCTTTTCCAAATCAAATTGTCGGACAACCAAATAATATTTCAGGACCTTTTCAATATAATGTTCAAAACCCTTTCAATTGTCCTGGAAGCGCATTGCAAGATGGTGGTAATTTAGTTTGTGGAACTTATGCAAATCCATGTAGTGGTGAAATTATCACAACAACTGTTCAATCTGCTACTATTTGTAATCCTACATATTGTTCAGATGTTCCTGGAATTCCAATTGAATTATGTTGGAATAAAAAAATAAATTCATGGTACCCTAAACAACGTTATACAATGAACAATAGCACAGATAAGTGGCCGCAAAATTATAAAGAGTTTGTAAGTGCTCTTAAACCAGAACCACCTGTTTTAAATTTGGTATCACAAACTTCAACAACAGCTACATTATCATGGAACATAACTGATAATGTTTGTATTCCTATAACAAGTTATAATATTTATAATAATAATATTTTTATAATAAATTTACCCTATACCGTATTTGAAACTACTATTCAATTACAAACTGGTACAAATGTATTGAATATAACCAGTCTTAGTACAAATGTAGAATCTGTTTTTTCAAATACTATAGAAACTAATTCACCATAACTTATTTTAGTTTCCTAGATTTTTTATTACCTCTTTTATTACCTCTTTTATTAGCTTTTCTTAAAGTTCTTAAAGTTCTTTTTTTAGAACGTTTTCCTCTTGCTAAACTATCTCCATTATTTATTATTAACGAACGATTCGCACCTTTTGAAACTAAATATCTTGCAATTTTCAATTTATTTCCTCTTGATAAATGTTGATTTTTTAAAACGTCAATTAGAATAATATTTGGATCAGAACCTCTTTCAACTTTTTCAATAACTTTTTTTTTTATTTCATCAATATCAGAAATATCTATTATACTTATTTCATTAATAGTATTTATGTTCATACTATATATTTTTATAAAAAATAATTTTTATAAAAATTAATTACACATTTAACATAATGATTGTGTATTAAGAAGAACAACAAGTATATATCTTACCAGAAATTGGACTACCAACACAGCCTTGTCCCTCTTGATATGTGCAAACTCCATCAGTAAAATAATAGTTATTACTACCTAATTGATTTGCACAATAGTTACACATCCATGCACAACCAGTACCAGAACTAACACTAAATTGAACACATTGGTTACTTATTGTTCCAGTGCATTCATCATTTGCGTTTACAAATGTAAAAAGACTTACTAAAAATCCTAAAACTCTCATTATATATATTAATTATGTATTTTTTTAAATATTAATTTGTCTATAGTTAATATGAAATACGAAATAAATTATCATTCATATAATTTTGAGTTAATTGAATATGTAAATGGGTTTTTTGAGGGCTCAGTTGTGGATGCTACATTTATTATTCATTTGGAAGGAAATGGAAGGTATGAATCTATTAAAAATCAATTAGAAATGTATAAACCTTCTAAAAAAGTATTTATATTACATAATAAAGGTTATAAAAAATCTCAAAAACAAGAATATATTAATAATACAGCGAAAGATTTAGTAGATGCTTATATAACTATATTTAAGTATTCTCAAAATAATAATTTTAAAAATATTTTTATTTTAGAAGATGATTTTATATTTGATGAAAAAGTTCTAGATAATAAAAATACAAATATTATAAATGGATTTATACATTCAAAAGAAAATGAACCATTTATTTATTATATAGGATGTTTACCATATGTTATTAAAAATCACAATCACAATCATTATGAAGTACTAATATCTACAGGTTCTCATTCTGTTATTTATAGTAATAAATTCATAATGAATCTTTTAAATAATTTTGATCAAAGAGATTTAAAAGATTGGGATATTTTTATTAATACTATTTATTATCATAACATTTATAAACGTTATATGTATAAAGAATGTTTATGTTATCAACCTTTTCCAGAAACTGAAAATTTTAAAAATTGGGGGAAAGATGTTTTACCTAATTTACATGTTTTACCTATTTTATATGATAACAATAATATTTGTATTGATATACTTAGTACTTTTTTTCAAAATATAATTAGAGAGGTTTTAAAATTTACAAAGTTAGATACTGATCCTAAAAATGGGTTTGAATTATTTTATAATAAATGTATTAAACTGCCTTTTTAAATATTTGATTCTGCTTTAATTGTATCTACATTTCGTTTTCTCATGTGAAAATTCAAACAATACATCAAAAGTGATGATGGTAGTTCATTTACGTATTTTTGAACAATTGTACTTGTTATAAATTTGTTTTCTGATCTTAGTTCTGTTAAAAATATTTGATGAATATTAAACATATGTGTTCTATATTGATCTGAATATTCTTTCAATGATTTTTCCTTCTTAATATAACAAGCCTTATAATTATCAAATAATGTATTAGTAAACAAATGTACTTGGTCTCTAAATCCTAAAAAATGTTTCTTGTTTTCAGGATAAAATTTCAGAAATTCAGAAACTTTCCCCTCTTTTCTTAGAGTTAAATACTGGTATTGCAACTTCGGCTGATTTCCTCGTAAATTTCGGACTTGTTCATATACTGGATTTCTAATTTTAGCTCTTTCTCCAGTTTCCCTATTATGCAATACAACTCCAACAATATTATATGATGTGTTCATTGATCCATATTTTTCAATCAATTCTGAATAACTTGTAAATGTATATATTTCTGGAAACTTAACAGTAACATTTATTGTTTCAAATATTTCTTTTAAAAGACTACGTGGCTCACCAGAATTTACATAAATATTATTATCTACATGTTCAATGGCATAAATAGCAACTAAATATAATTGTGTTGTTTTAAATGAGACAACAATTCTGTTATCAGGATGTTGTAAAACAAAACTATAACAATAGGCAGGGTTTAACATATTAAATACTAGATTGTTTTTCTCTGCCGCTTCTAAAAACATCTGTCTAAATGTTTTATTAGACCCCGAACCCTTAAAAAAACTAGAAGTTGCACCAGGTGTATTTCTTGTTGCAATTTCCCAACCTCCATTCAACCCAATCTCTGGATCCCAAAATACATTTATCATAGTCCCTTCTACAAATTCTTCCGCTACTATTCCAGAAGTACTCTCATTATAATTCTTTATAAATGTATCACTCGGAATAGATTTAGGAGGTGCAAAAGAAACTACTTTATTTTGGCTATTTACTATAATTGAACGACATAACCCATATGTGGGAATTAAATCGTATGCCAAATAATTCTTATCATATCTAATAACACTATATGTAGCATTATTAGATGTTCTGCATTTTATTTTATTTAATTTAAGTATACTTGGTCCATCTTTACCATCTTTATCATCATTTATCATATTATTAAAACCAGAAATATCAGACAAATTGTAACGTAAAAATTGCATTTAATAATATAATATAATTATGAAATATGTCTTTAAACTATATTTAATATTGATTTTTACTTAAGCATAAAAATTTCTAGTATAAATATAGAAACAAATGTCAACTAATTCTACTGAAAATAATACAGAACTAGAAACTGAAAATCTAGAAACTGAAAATCTAGAAAAATCAAATGAGATGAAAATAGAATTACAATTAGGTGATATTATAGAAATAAAAAATCCAATCAATGAAGAATTAAATGATAAAACATTTATTATTGACTATATTGATCCAACAAAAATTTTGTTAACCGATGTAAATAGTCTTAATAGTGTTCGGTTAGGTATCTCTACTGAAGGAATTGTTGGTGATGGAAATATTACTTATATTGCAATTATAAGTCGCAATGATTCTCGCAGTTATGCTGAACAAAATGGGTTGTTACCAGGTAAATGGATAAATATTTATTTTGGAGGCGAATTTCCTACTATTATAACTGGAGAGATTACAAATTTAGAAAATGATATGATTGAAATTAAAAGCATTGATGGTGATATTTTATATTTAAATTTTAATTATCAAGGTTTACCTGAGGATTTACCAATTGAACTCATTGAAATACGAGAGGAACCTTTACAAAAAGATGAAGTACCACTAGAACAAGTATCAGAAGAAGTGATTCCTGAACTTGAATTAGAAAAAAGAGTCCTTGGTGATGAACAAATTGAAGTACCTAAGGAATAGCTAAAGAAACAATTAAGAGAGTTTATTATTAGGACAGATAAAATACAACTTGGAGAGGAAGAACCTACTAAAATTCTGCAACATGTT